CCTATAACATACCGTTTAAGGTTATAGATCTCAACAACGAGATCTTTGATGAAGTGATGTCTCACTTCATACCTTGGATAGTTTTCCAAGATCTCTTTAAAATCTCAAAGAGACTCGTCGATATGAAACATCTTATCGACGCTGGATACTGGGATGGCCCAGAATCCATCGTTTCTCATCGAGGAACGTTTATGGGAGACGGAATGTCTTTCATACACCTTTCATTATTAATGTCAGGTTTAGTGAGAGCAACTTGCATTGCTCTCAACATGGAAAGGCCGCCAGGCCAATCCGTAGGAGACGATTTAGTGCTCCTTAAGGCAAACCTTAAGTTTTGCCTTTATTTCTGCTGGCTAGCAGAAAGATTGGGTTGCAAATTTAGCAAACTCAATTCTGTGTCTGAAGATTCAGCCACATTTTGCGAACAATATGTCGCAAAGGTCAGTGACATACAGACCTATCGAAATCTTAAGGATTTCGAAAACTCTCTATTTGGAGAGTTTGCTTACCTTGATGTCATCAAGGGAAGCCTTATGAGCGGACGCTCAAAGGTTAAGGCCGACGGCAGTTCGCCATTTATCGGCCATGGTACCATGCTTAACAAGCAGGTCCGGTGGAACCCATTCGTTTCCACCAAGAAACGATCATCGACGTTTCTATGGGCTTCTAACTTCATGGAAGCCAAGAGGCTTAGCAGCGCTATGGCCTCTTTGCCACAACCACTTGGTGGCCTAGATATTGCCATTGGCACTATCTTAGAATTTGAAGATCCCAAATTCTATGAAGGGATGTTACCCTACTACGAGAGAATGCTAACTCTCGATTTAGGAGAATTCCTAAAATATTACCTGTTATTAACAGGAATATACAAGTCAAACCCCAAAGGTTTCACTTGGGAGAATGACTGGTCTGTCATTCAAAAGGTCATAGAAAATATGACCATTGAGACTATACCAAGTCCCAATTCCGTAATTCCAGAGGAAGTACGGAAAGACATGACCACAGTTGAAAAACTGAGATACATGTCTGACGAGCTGAGACTAATCTCAGTCCGTTATCTCTCTGACGAGCTGGCCAGAAGAGATGCGTTCCACAAAATGTGGAACGGTAAGGTTCAGAAAACTTTCTTAACCTTAAATACGGCTAATGCGAGACAACGCGTTAACCATGCGTGGGCCATAATTAAGTCTAATTTGACCCCCGTAGAGAAAGAAGAAATCTCTTCTACCTCTATGAACCAATTGGTTCAAAGGTTCCAAGAGAAAACTTGGGGCCTTTACGTATCCAAAGACGATCCGCAAATCGCGGAAGCCTTTGAAGGTACGCCATCTATGTTTATAGATGTAGAGATCTTATTTAGACCTCTGCGTCCCGATCCTCAACTAGAGGAGATGGACGAAGACTAATAGCTTTTAGTCTAACACCCATTAAGGCGTAAGAAATCAACCAGATTTCTTAAAAAGGAA